TTTGTATCTACTAGAGTTTGGCTATCGGCCTGATGACGCTGACATCATTAAACTTGGAATGGCCGTAGCGTTTGATGACTTTACAGACGCGCACTGGATAAGCATTTGCGATGAGACTTTGCGCTGGCATTGCAAGAACTTTTACGAACTAGGACTAAAGCACAATGAAATCTCTAAAGACAATTCCAAACGTGACGATCATGGAGCAGAAGAATGCAGTCATGCTGATTGCTGATGACAACTTTTGCATCAAGGCAATACAGAAATCTAAGTCTGCTAGCTGGCGATTTGACTGGACGTTTAAGGAAGAAGGATCTGAATTTGTGCCAAAGCGCCCAGAGCATTTCACGTTGAGAAAAATTGTTTCAGATCATTTGAATGAGATAAAACTTAACAAGCGTCCTGTCTGGAAAGGAGAATAACAATGGGCATATTCCGCACGTTCAATGAATTCTGGGAAGGCTTGTCAGAAAGCAGCAAGCTGAGAATGAATAAAGCTGACGTTGAATTTGGCTACATGGCTTCGTCGCTGAACATCAAGCAAGCACGTCTCCAGGGCCGCAGAGAAGCATTAAAAGAACTGGCGTATGAACTAGATAGCACAGATAGATTCCATGAACGTGATCTAGTGCAAGCATTTTATAAGACTGACGTAAGTTACATTGAGGAGTAAGACATGAAGAAGATTAAAGAATATGTCCTTGGCTGTGCATGTGTCATCCTGACGCTGACACTTATATACATGGTGTTTGTCGGTCCTAAGACTGTTGAGATTGACGAAAAGCATTTCAACTGCACTCAGACCAGCACCAAGGGCATTGAAGCAACATGCACCCAGTACACGGCTGTCAGTTGGCTTAAATGAAGACTTGCACTGCATGCAACGCATCTAAGCCATTAGACGCATTTGGCTGGCGATACAAAGGAGTCAAGAAGCCGTATCAGGAGGCAAGATGCAAAGCATGCAGAGCAAAAGCAAATACGTTGATCAACAGACGCGCTAGAGAGGCTAGAGAGATGCAGACGTATGAAGAGACTCAGCCGCCTTGTGATATGTGTTTTAAACAAGTAAGCTGTGCAGCGGAATGCGCTAGCTTTAAATGTTGGAGTGAGTACGGAATATGAACGACAAAGTTCTCCTAGAACTCGCGGCGAAAGCGGCGGGGGAATTAACACCGGACTTGTACGGCAATGAAGCCTATTTGAATTTACTACTTAGCGATTGGAACCCTTTGACTTCTGATTCTGACGCTCTGCGCCTTGCGGTGAAGCTGAGTTTGTTGTTTTACCTGCCAGAAAGATATGAATCGGTTAGAACTTTGTATTACGAAGAATTGAATAATGATTTGCGGCCATCTGAAGCAACCCGTAGAGCCATCGTAAGAGCCGCCGCTGAGATTGGCAGGGGGATGGAATGAGTGAAGAACAATTACTGGCCTTGATGGTTTGGATCAAGGCAACCATAAACGTAAAGATTGAAGAAGCATTTGGTCGAGATAGTTTGCATGAAGACGTAATCGAAATTGAATGTAGAAAGCGGCTTTATATTGCGCTTGGTCTACGCGAGGAGGGAGCATGAGTAACGCAACCGAACTGCTCAGGCGGGCTTATGAGGCGTTGGACAGGTTTGCCATATACGATGATCTGCGAGATTCGATAGAAGATTTCCTCGCCGTCGAGACAGAAGCGGAGCCTGTGGCGTGGGTAAAAATTACAGAATGTGGAGATAGAAGGCTGTCACTAGAGTGCATGGACAAACATTACAAACCTCTCTACACCAGACCCGAGTCAGAAGCGGAGCCTGTGGCCTACATATATAAGGGTTTTGGAGTACGAAGCCTGAACTTTATAACTGATGATCTAAAGCCCCATCTTCATGGAGAAGAAATATCGTTGCTTTATCTCCACCCACCCAGACCCGAGCCAGCAAGAAAGCCGATGACGGAGGAGGAGATGAGAAAAGGAAGCGGTGAGTGGGCGCACTTACATAACATTTTTGAAGAAGGCATCCGTTTCGCAGAAAAGCACCACGGAATTGATGGAAACCCATCAGAAACTATCAGCAATCAAAGATTTGATAAATCAGACCCAGACTCAATAGACCTACAATCACGCTGTAGAGGAGACAAGATATGAAACTATTAACGCTTTTATTTATATTACCAGCATCAGCGATTGCTAACGTATCTTGCATAGAAACATCATCATTGACCACATGCAGCAATGGCTTAACCGCCTATCAACTTGGCAACATGACGCAATACAACATGCCAAATGGTCAAAACGTAACCATTTGGAACAGCAATATTAATCGTTATCAGGAAGTGCCAATGCAGACCATTCCGCCAATCGTGCCAATTATGCCGATTGACTCAGGTTCTAGAATGTTTGAACCATTCAAATAAATGGTCAAAGCCAATGAATAGAAGAACTGAGAACACTATGCCAAAAAGAAACTTAGCTGTCTTAGACATGGCAGCTAGCTTCTTTAGTTCAATCAGTTCTTCCTTTGTTAGGCTATTACTGGTGTCAATAACGCGCAAAGAATCATCGTCATGACTCATTTTTGCGGTCCTTAACAAAGATGCCAATGGCCGCAGCTACAGACATACCGGCAGTAACAATAGCGCCTTGCAGATCAGGAGAGATTTGAATACCAAGCGCAATTAAAAGATAACAGATACCACGCCAGGTGCTAGGTTCATTCAAAGCAATTCCAAGTTGACCACTCATAGATATCTCCTAGGTCTTAGTGCGTATGTATTGTACCGCAAGTTCTACGCCAAAGTTTGCAAGTGATTTAGTCAGCTTAAGACCAATCACTTCAAGTTCATCTAATACGCCAGTACGCTTTTCTGCGCCAGATATTTCTTTGTCAGCCCAGCGCTCTACAGAGCCAACAATCCGAACAAAAACATCTGATCCAAGCGTCAGATCAGCAAGTTGTTTAATCAAAAAAGCTAGCAAAGTATTCATTGACTTATCCTTTAGTGTCTCTTGGAATCTGGAAGTGAGGGCCGTCAGGAAAAGTTTTGAAACTGCCTCCCCAAGTAATTTGTACATTGAGTTCTTCCGCTGCTTGTTTCATTGCATCCGCCAAAGGATGAAAATACTTCCAATCCCAGGATGTTTTGCCGTCAATGATTGGCGCTATATCTACAGCATGACCAGTTAAATGATAGCTGTTCATTGTTCTAGACTTGCCAGCCTCTAACAGATAAGCCTGACGCGCTTTTGTCCGTAAGCCTTCAATCACAACAAAGTCTATTGGCGTAATCTCTATAGCGCGTTTGACAACAGCAACTAACTTAGGATGTACGCCTTCTAATCGACGCAAAGACTTTTCTGACAAATGAAACGTCATGCCCAAATCTCAGATGGCTTAGTCGGCCAAGTTAAATCACCAGCAACCGGATATACAGCAATTTGACGTACAGCAAGTCTATATGTGTCAAACGCTTCGCCATTAGTCAAATGCGGATCATTGGCTACATTCCTGACATCAGGCTGATTTACCCAGTCAGTATCAGCTAATAGCTGCATTGCCATAGCCTTATTCTGCTCTTCCGTTGCTGGTGCAGGAGGAGGAGGCCAAGAGCTAGTGACATCTATCCAGCCATTTTCAATAGCCTGATCAATCAACATCTGCTGATCTTCGCTATAGCCATAGACTTCATTAGTCTTAGTGTCTTCGTAGTATTTCATTTATTTATCTCAGTTCCGACCAATCATCAACAATGTAAGTAGCGCCGCCAGTGTCTATTTTGTATACAGATCCATTAGGTACAATAAAAATAAGAGATCCTTGGTAATCTGTAGCAGGACCACCCCCTGATTGTCCAGCCCTTACTGAATCAACATAAGCAACATAGGCAGCATAATTGTTTGAAGTGTGCGCAGAAACAGATACTTCTATTGGTTTGCCTGTTGAATTTGTATAATTTGTATTCAAAGATCGAGATAAATTTAAAAACTGCCATGTCTGATTGTAGCCAATAGCATTTGTACAGTTAGTGGCAAGAGTAGCAGTTCCAGTCAAATTACCAGTGACGTTACCAGTAACATCTCCAGTAACATTGATAGGCCACGCATTAGACGGAGCCCCAGCATCAACAGCTTGTTGCAGTCTACCGCCAGATACACTGATATAAATGTCGCTAGACGTTGAAGTAGTCTTAGATCCTGTCAAGACAGCCTTTGGAATGGCTGAAGGATTTGTCTCAACAAAGCTATAGTAAACCTGTGCAAGATTGCTATCTAATGCTCCAGAGTCATTGACAACCGTGACAGTTGTAATGCCAGCAGCATAAGTAGATCCTTTGATCGTTGAATATATTGTACTAGCGCCATCAATACATTTCAGCCTGCGATTAATCTGAAAAATATTTCTCTGATCGCCAGAGACGCTGAATGACGTATTCGACAACCTAACTGGCGCTCCAGAGAACAGCAACCAGCTATCAATCGTGCTAGTGACCGGATCATTAACGCCAGAAATGTTGTCAAACGTAGAGATTACAACACCATGCGTCTGACCATACTCAGGAGGCGTTTCAAGAATCATCTTGTAACCCTGAGAAGCAGTCAGCCAGATTTCACCGCCAGTCTCACCACGCGCATCAAGAACAATCGGATTACTCCAAGCCGTTGATGCAGTAGGACCAGTGTATGCAGCAATCGGAGTTGACGTTCCAGCCGCATAGAACCAGATTAGACCGCCAGCTAAGAACGTGCCGTCATCATTGAACTGAGCGTCATTGAGTATCGGAGAGAGATATGCGTTGGACATGATGTTTACCTGTTCAATGATGAGCCAATAGCTGCGCCTGCAACGCTACCTGGAGCATGTGCATAATCTGCCTCAAGCAAACGCAATAAGGTTCCAGGCTGTCTACGGAGCATTTTAGCGGCCTTTTTAGGATCAAGCAGAATATCCGCAAGCTCTCTTTGCATTGACTGTTCAGCGCGAGTATAGGCGTAATCAATACCAGGCAGATGAGTCACTTTGCCAATTAAAGTGCCAGGAAAACCAGCGCGTTCAGCAAGACTTTGCATTGCAAGATTTTGGAAAGTATTTGACCCTATACCACGGCCTGCACCAGCAGACTCAGCCTGTCTAGAAAGATCTGCCGCAATCGCAGAATAAGTTTCCTGATCACTTGGCTTCATAATGTCTGCAAATTTAGAGCCTTTAAATCCAGTAGCTCTCTGAGCAG